ACATATGTTATTATAACATAGAACTGAGTTACGGTCAAGCGTTACGTTACTTCTTTACAATACCGGCGCGCCTGTAAAGAATCTCACTCCAGGTTTCTTTAGGCTTTGGAGTTTCTGTAACTATTTTTTCTTCGGGTTGGGGGTAGGAATATTGGCTGGTAAAGACGTCAGGGAATTCTTTCGGAATATCCATGACTCCAGACTGCGGGGGCTGAAATTTAATTAACTCAGAAAGACCAGTTATTGAGTTGGTTTTTGTTTGTAAGTTACGTAATGACATATTTGCTGCAATGAGTAACAGTATAGCCAGAGGATCAAATACAATTACTAAAGCAATAATTACCCACCTTACGGCTTTCTCTAATACATCTACGGTTTGTTCAGTGTAAATGAGTGCTGCAATATACTTAATTGGTCCTACTTCCGCTTCAACCTTGCGTACCTCTGCCCGAATTGGCGCGGCTTCGTCATTAAGAGTAGCAATGAGCTTCTGGTTGGCTTCAATGTCTTTGGCCAAAACATTACGATCACGGGACTGATTTCTCCGTACGCTGACTGCTTTGTCGGCACCTTTTTCATCTGTTGAGCGGCCCATGACTTGGTCAACTGCCTCATCCATTTGTTTGAGTTGCTTGCGGTTGGCTTCAATATTTTCTCGTGCGGTTTTGATTTTCTCATCATATATTGCTATCTTGCTTTGTACATCACCTGACACCAAGTTTTGATCATTATGTGCTTTAGAAAGATACCCGAATATACCTAATGATGTAATAAGAGAAAGAATAATAGTAGAACTTACAAGGTAATATCTAAAAAGTATTGGTGCTGTCTTCCAATTGCGATACAACCAAGATGCTGTAACTATTTTTGCAAGTTCAAGTGTACCACCCATCACGGCAATAGGGATTACAGCGGAGGAAAATATTGCCATTAACCCGGCAATAGAAAAATATGCAGCAACTGCTGAAAGCAAGAGCGCTGTAAGTAGTGTTATACTGACCGCAAACATTAGGATAACCTCACATGGGATCTCATTACCTTAACTGATATCCATGAATTATACCATAGTTCTTTATTTTCTAACACTGCTCTGGTAAACTGCTCTTTCGCTTCTAGATAGTTTGCGGTACCCTTATTAGGACAGAGATGTATTATTGTGCGTTTGAAATTTTCTCTTCCCAGAGTCTCGACATCTGTTTTGAGCTCATCAGAAGAACTCCAATACTCTTTCCAGTCAGATTCGACTTTGTACGATTTACGTTTCTTATTAACTTGCTTTCGTTTGATAGACCAGAAAAATTTCTTTCCGATATATTTCCTACCAGATAGCAAGTTTTCGATAATGTAGACAAATGCATAATATTCTCCAGGTTCATAAAAAGGTTCATCATTGTAAAGCCAATCGGTCATTCGTAATCGTCCGATTCCTCTTCTTCTTCATTATCAATTTCACCGCCACAGAATGGGCAGAAATTCACTTCATAATAAGACTCATCTAGAGAATGTTTTATTTTAAAATCTGCGTCACAACTAGCGCAGCTATAATGGTTATTTGCCATTTAATTTTTTTAATCTTTCTGCTTCAGCAGTATACACGCGCTTACGTAATGCTGAGCTGCTGTAGGGATGATCTCTTAAATGGTAATGGAGTTCAATACCGTTATCAAGACACCATTGCTTACCAGTAAAATCTTTTGTCTTATACTCATCACCTAAGAATCTAATATCAATATGTTGAGTCTTAATCATATTCAATAGTTCTTCTTCTGTTGAATATACTAATACTTCATCTACATACTTACATGAAGATACTTGACAATACCTTTCATACATAGACTGAACAGGTTTATTTTTAGTATCTGGTCTATCGATTGTCGGGTCTGTTTGAATCGCTACAATTAAATAATCACAAAAACGTTTCTCTTCTTTTAGCATGGTAACGTGACCGGCATGGAAGAGATCAAACGTACTACAATTAAAACCTACTTTAGATTTGTTCAACATCAATATTACTCTTTTCAAGAAAATCAATACCAAAAGATTCACGGTATATATTACGATAATATACCTTACTTATTCCTGCCTGGTATATAAGCTTGGCACAGTCTAAACAAGGTGCATGAGTAACAAACATTGCAGCACCTAACCCAGATTCATTAGACCTGGCTAGCTTTGCAATCGCATTTGTTTCAGCATGTAATACTTCAGGTTTGGATTTTAATCTAGTCTCAACTAAATACCCGCTGCCATCTAGCACATGGCCAATTTCATCTTCACAGTTGTTATCCCAACCAGAAGGCATACCATTGTAGCCAATACTTATCACCCTATTATCTTTTACAACGATAGCACCTACTTGAAGACGCTTGGCACTAGACAGAGACGCATAGGTCTCTGCTACTTTCATATGTGCATTAATGTACTTTTGTTTCATGCCGCTCTACCCCAAACATCGTCCCAGGTGCCACTGTACGCCGCTTTAGCATAATCGGTAGCTCTATTCTCAAAGAAGTTGGTATGAGTAGGAGCATTAATCATCTCTTCAACCCAGGGCAATGGGTTACGTTTAACCTTCATAATACCTTTGAGCCCTAGACTGATTAATCGACGGTCGGTAATGTATCTAATATATTTCTTAACATCAGCGGCATCTAAGTTTTCCATATGACCTATACTGAATGCCAGGTCAATAAACTTATCTTCAAGCTCCACCATTCGTTCAGCAATGGTGTAGAGTTGTCCTTTGAGATCATCGTTCCATATTTCTGGATTTTCTTGAATGTAAGTTCTAAATAATTTAATCATTGACTCACAATGCTGCGTCTCGTCAACGATAGACCAGGTAACAATCTGACCCATGCCTTTCATTTTACCATGACGTGGGAAGTTTAACAACATAATGAAAGATGAAAACAACTGCATACCTTCTGTAAAGGCAGAAAACACTGCAATGTGCTTGGCGGTATTTTCTTTAGTTGAGTTTTGATGAGAGATGTCCATAACATAGTCATGTTTTTCTTTCATCTCTGCATACTCCATAAACTCATTATACATAGTTTCTGGAAGACCAATAGTCTCGATCAAATGTGAGTATGCGGCAATGTGTAGAGCTTCGCGCGCTGCAAAGCCAAGCAACATCATTCTAACCTCTGGCTGTGGGAAGTAAGGTAAATAATTATTTACATAACCACCGGCTACATCAATATCGCCTTGAGTAAAGAATCTAAAGATGTTAGTCAAGAACGTTTTTTCTTCTTGAGTTAGTTTCTTCTTCCAATCCTTAACGTCCTCAACCATCGGTACTTCAGTATGAAGCCAATGACTCTGCTCATGCTTTAACCATGCATCATAAGCCCATGGGTAGTTAAATGGCTTAAAGGAATCTCTCTCGTCTGTTAATCTACTGCTTAATTTTTTTGTCATTTTAACCTTCGCATGCTAAGCATACATCCCCTTCTATTATTGCTTTCATATCTAGCTCTTTAATTACTTCTCGCTCGATACGCCTTGAAACTTTATCCGCTTTACCAATCTTTTCACTACGGCAATAGTATAGAGTCTTTAGGCCTGATTTCCATGCCAAGAAGTGAACTGCATGTAGATACTTTATATTAACATCTGGTCTAAAGAATAAGTTTAATGATTGAGCCTGATCAATATACTCTTGACGATCGGAGGCGTGCTGTACTAACCAACGTTGATCAATCTCCATAGATGTTTTAAATACGTCTTTAGTCCAATCGTCCATCCAGGTTAGATGCTGTACTGAACCATCGTTTGCAATAATAGAAGACCAGATATCATTATATTCATTCTGCGATACTGCTCCGTCATCGCTTGTAAGATGTTTTTCAATAACACTATTTAACCATTTATTTTTAGTTAAATGAGACCCCGATAAAGTGTCTTGACGATAGGCATTAGCACGGTATGGCTCGATACTAGGAGAAGTATTACCCATGATAATTGAACTACTAGCATTAGGAGCAATAGCCATAAGGTGGCTAAAGCGCTGCCCACTCCCCACTGCATCAAGTGCTTCTCCGCGAAGTCTTCCAAGCTGTTGATTAGCTTCATCTAGTTGCCCTCTTATGTGTTTGAAAATTTGTTTATTTCTTCCGACGGCCATAGGCGATTCAAAAGGGATTCCGCATCGTTGGAGATAAGCATGAAAGCCCAGAGCACCGACACCAATAGAGCGCTCACGTGTGGCAGAGAACCTTGCACGCTCAACGGTGGTAGGAGCATTATCGATAAAATACTGAAGTACATTGTCAAGCATTTCAGCAACATCACGGAGAAACAAAGTATCATTTTTCCAATCATCATAGTGCTCCAAGTTCAAAGACGATAAACAACATACCGCAGTTCTCTCTTTATCGGTAGGCAGAATAATTTCAGAGCACAGATTAGATTGACGAATCTTTAAACCAAGTTTCTTTTGAAACTCAGGCATCTTTCTATTACTGGTATCAATAAAATGAAGATAAGGTTCACCTATCTGCATACGCATATCTAAAACTCGTTGCCAGAGTTCGCGAGCTGAAACTACTTCTCTTACTTCATTGTTATGCGGGTCAACTAAGTTCCAAGAATCATCAGCATCCTTATCTATCATGCTACGTTCGACCAACTGCATAAACTCATCGGTAATATTAATACCATGATGCAAGTTTTGCGTCCTCATATTGGGATCACCAGTTGGTTTTCTCATTTCTAGAAATAAAAGAATATCAGGGTGACTAATGTCCAGATAAGCAGCATATGAACCGCGGCGAGTCCTACCTTGTCGATAAGCAAGCGATGACGCGTCATAGGTGCGAAGATGAGGCATAACACCAACAGACTTATCGTCAGATGCACGAATACCAATTCCAATTCCTACTCCTCCGCCCAGCATGCTGAGCCAATTTACTTCTGATAATGTATTTACCAAGCCGGCTGAAGAGTCATCCAGATAAGGAAGAAAACAACTGATAGGTAAACCCCGGGCAGAACGTCCGAACGAAAGAATCGGGGT